CAAAAACTGGTAATCTTGTTAATGTCATCTTCAGATTTAGAAGTCAAACTGTTATGTTGAAGATGTTCTTCCCACAAGTATCCTTACCAACTAGGTCTGACATTCAAGATCAGATTGATAAGGTATATCCTGGCGCGAAACTATTAACGTATACAGTTTCGGAGTATGAACCAGGACAACCAGTCCTCCATGCAGAAGGAGCTGCATGGACAAGGAAAGCAGGGAAAAACAAAGAAGGTGGTCTCAACGAAAAAGGAAGGAAGTCTTACGAAAGAGAAAATCCAGGATCTGACCTTAAGGCACCAAGCAAGAAGGTTGGAAATCCCCGCAGGAAATCCTTCTGTGCTAGAATGAAAGGTATGAAGAAAAAGTTGACATCTTCAAAGACAGCAAACGATCCAGATAGCAGAATCAACAAGTCTCTTAGAAAGTGGAATTGCTGAGTAAATTATGTCTGATAATGTATACCTTGGCAACCCGAATCTAAAAAAAGCAAATACACCAATAGAATTTACGGAAGAACAAATCCGTGAATTCTTGAGGTGTAAAGAAGATCCCGTTTACTTTGCTAATAACTATATCAAGATTGTTTCTCTTGACGAAGGACTAACACAGTTTCATCCATATGATTTCCAAGAAAAACTCATCAATAACTTTCACAATAACAGATTTAATATCTGTAAGATGCCACGACAGACTGGTAAATCTACCACTGTCGTATCATACCTTTTGCATTATGCTGTTTTCAATGATAGTGTTAACATTGGTATCCTAGCAAACAAAGCAGCAACAGCAAGAGAGCTTCTGAACCGATTACAGACAGCATATGAAAACTTGCCGAAATGGATGCAGCAAGGTGTGCTAGTATGGAACAGAGGTTCATTGGAATTAGAAAATGGGAGTAAGATACTGGCAGCTTCTACGTCTGCAAGTGCTGTCCGAGGCATGTCGTTTAACATTCTCT